ATGTAAGTGTTTCTTCTTCTTTCCCAGTATTTGCTAGAGTGGTTGGAGTCGCTACTACCAGTGTTTCTATACAAGCAGTTGCAACTGTTGATGGAGAGGTAGAAGGAACTCTTCCAAGTTCTGCTTTTAATTTGGCACAAGGAGAGTTGAAAATCTTAACAACTGCTCTGGATGCTTCTTCTGATGATACTTTTTACACACAATTTCCAAAGGATAATATTGCTTCTGTTGATCTCACAGATGCTTTCTTAAGTATTAGAAAGACTTTTGACGTAGATATTGCAAATAATCAAATTGCATCTGCAAGTTTACTTGCTATAACATTAGGTGACGGAGAATCATATCTTCCATTTTCTGATGAAAGATATACTCTATCTAGATCAGATGGAAATATTGAAACTTTAACGGCAGATAAGTTTACTTTTAGTTCAGATGGAAAAGAACTTCAGATAAGAAATCTTGGTTCAGATGACACTGGGGCAAAATTAACTGTTACTGTAGAGAAGAGAAAGGTAAAATCTAAAAAGAAAATTAAAAATAGAGTACAAAGTCTTATAGTTGATAAATCAATCAGTCCAGCATCTGGAATTGGATCTACCACATTAAATGATGGACTATCATATGGAAATTATCCCTTTGGAACAAGAGTTCAAGACAAAGTTATTTCTTTGAATGTACCTGATATTATTGAAATACATGGCATTTATGAATCTGCAACAGTAAATCCATCATCATTTGGATCACCTTCAATGGAAATGGTTCAGTTGAATGGACCAACTGCTACAACTAGCGATTTACTTTTAGGTGAACTGATTGTAGGACAAACAAGTGGTGCTGCCGCTATTGTTGCAGAAGTTGTTAATAATGCAACAATAAGATATATCAATAAGAACAACTTTAAGTTTGTAGAAGGTGAAACAGTTATTGGACAAGAAACTGAAGTTGGAGGAGTTATTAGTGATTTAAATACATCATCTTTTGATATATCTTCAAACTATGGTTTTGCATCTGGACAGAAAGGTACTTTTTATAATCATGGATTTTTAAAGAGAAATCCTGACTCAGACTCTCCATCTAAGAGAATAAAAATTTATTATAAGAGTGCCTCATTTGATTCAAGCGATACTGGAGATATTGTAACAGTAAACTCATATGATGATTTTGATTATTCTACAGAAGTCAAAGCTGTTAATGGTATTTTAAACACGGATATTATTGACTTAAGACCAAGAGTTAGTAATTACTCAGTGTCCACTGGTTCTAGATCTCCTTTAGAGTTTTTGGGAAGAACTTTCAATACTACAGGATCTTCTGTACCTGCTATTTTAGCATCAAACGAAAATATTTTCCTCGATTTTTCTTACTATCAGGGAAGAATTGATAGATTATTCTTGAATAAAGATGGAAAACTTCAAATGAAGTTTGGAGCTCCTTCAGATAATCCTGTAAGACCAAACCCAGTTGATGATGCAATCGAACTTGCAGAAATCACTTATCCTCCATATTTGCATAATGTGCAGCAAGCATCTATTAAGTACTTGAAGCACAAGCGATTCCGCATGAAGGACATCAAGAAGTTGGAAGATCGCATTAAGAATCTGGAGTATTATACTTCATTGTCGATGCTGGAATCAAACACAGCAAATATGTTTGTTCCAGATGCAAATGGTCTTAATAGATTCAAGTCTGGTTTCTTCGTAGATAATTTTACATCATTCAAAAGTCAAGACTACTTCTTATCAAGAAAGAATAGTATTGATCAAACTCATAAGTTAATGAGACCTGCTCATTATTCAACCTCGGTTGACATGATGACCGGTCCAGTAGTTGATGTAGATACAACTGCTGATAGAAGAACTTCAGAAATTGAAGGTATTAATGTAAGGAAGCAAAATGATATTGTTAATCTTGAATATTCTGAAGTTGAATATGTAAAGCAAACCTTTGCAACTAGAACAGAAAGTGTAACTCCTTTCCTTATTAGTTTCTGGCAAGGAAATATTTCTCTTGTACCTTCTTCTGATAACTGGGTAGATCAAACAAGAGTGACTGCAAAGACCATTGAGGTTCCTGGCAATTATGCTGAAGTGATGGCAGAAGCAGAAGCTAAGTACAATGTAGATCCTCAAACTGGTTATGCCGCTACAGTTTGGAACAGTTGGGAAACCACATGGTCTGGAACGGAAAGCGTAACAGAAACTACTCAATCTAGTACAAAAACCTCTAGTAGAACATTTGGTCGTGGCGGATGGATCAATGGCGGATCTGGTGGACCTGCAGCATGGGTTAGACAGACTACAACTCAACCTATAGAACAAGATGTAAGAGTTACTACTGAATCTGGAACTAAGGAAAGAACTGGTACGACTACAATGGTCGTAGAAGAGTTTGAAGAAGTTGATGCTGGTGATAAGGTACTTAGTACCGAAGTTATTTCAACAGTCAGATCTAGAAATGTTGAGTTCTACGCAAGTAACTTAAAACCATCCACAAGAATCTATGCATTCTTTGATGGAAAAGATGTTACTAAGTACTGTGTACCAAAACTTATTGAAATTGAAATGAGTTCTGGCGTATTTGAAGTTGGAGAAACGGTAGAAGGTAGAGTTATTTCTACTGGATTGTCTGATGAAGGAAAAGATACAAATCCTTCAATTAATTTCAGAGTTGCTCAATCTAATCATAGAAGAGGTGACTATGACTCTCCAACTGAGACATATCCAAGTAATCCATATGTAACAGGAAATATTCCTATTCCAGAATCTTATTCTTCAACTTCTACTACACTGAATGTAGATACTTTCTCTCTCGCAAATCAACCACAGGGAGACTTCTTTGGATACATTCAAACAGGAATGAAGTTGACTGGTAATACAAGTGGTGCTGAAGCAACTGTATCAAATGTAAGACTTGTCACAGATGTTTCATCCGCTCTCGGAGGAAGTTTCTTTATTCCTGATCCTAAAAATGGAGACAATCCAAACTTTGAAACTGGAACAAATGTATTTACATTGACAAATGATCCAGATAATGATCAAAATGCAGCTTCAACGATTGCTGAAGAAGCATATCCAACATCTGGAACGTTAGAAACAGTTCAGGGTCAGATTATTTCTATTAGAAACGCAAAGATTGAAAACAAACAGGAATTTGAAGAAGAACTCGTTAATAGAACTCTTGATACTGAGATCGTTAGCACCAGAAACGTTGGTCAAGCTAGTGTATCTGAAAATATTGTTGGATGGTATGACCCTCTTGCACAATCATTCCTTGTCAAAGAAAACCCTGGAGTCTTTATAACAAAGTGTGATATATTCTTCCGCACTAAGGATGATGGAAACACTCCTGTTAGATTCCAAATTAGAACTATGAGGGATGGTTTCCCAACTTCAAATGTTATGCCATTCTCAGAGATTAATATTAATCCTGAGGATATTACAACATCGGACGATGGATCAGTTGCAACAACTGTTGAGTTTAAAGCACCAGTCTATCTTGCAGGTAAGAGCACTGAATATGCTATTTGTTTGCTTTCTAACTCAACGAAATATAGTGTTTATATTTCCAGAGTTGGTGAGAATGATATCCTTAGTGATGCTTATATTTCCAACCAACCTACTCTTGGTTCACTCTTTAAATCACAAAACGCATCTACGTGGGAAGCAAGTCAGTGGGAAGATCTTAAGTTTACTCTTTATAGAGCAGACTTTGAATCATCTGGTAGCGTTGAACTTTATAGTCCAGAACTTGGTGAGGGCAATAAACAGATTGCCACTCTTGTCGAAAATCCAATCAATGTCATTTCAAAAGAGATTCGTGTAGGACTTGGAACTACTGTTCATGATGTTACTTATGAAGTAGGCAACACTTTCTTCCAGGGTCCTGACGGAAACCCAACTGCAACAGGAGATCTTGTCGGTGTCGCTGCAAGTGCAACTGGTGATTTAACTATTACAAATCCTGGTATTGGATATACTCCAGCAGATGGCACATTCGTATTCAGTGGTGTAAATCTCGTTACTGTTTCTGGAACAGGTGCAAATGCAACTGCAGATATTACCGTTAGAGATGGAGTTGCTATTGCTGCGACTGTTTCTACTGCTGCTGGAGGAAATGGTTATCAAGTTGGTGATGTATTAACTGTTGGAACTATTGGCATTGCGAGTGTTGGTAGAAACCTTAGACTCACCGTTGCAGGAATCGGTCAAACCAGTCAGTTGATTCTTGATAATGTTCAAGGTGATTTCATTGTTGGTGCTGCAGGAACTATTAAATTCTTTAATAGTTCTGGTATTTCAACAGAACTCAATGGAGTAACTGGTGGCGGAGATGTCACCATTCCTTCAGGTGGAATAACAGAAGTTACTGATGGACTTCATATTAAGGTTAATCATAAAAACCATGGTATGAATTTCGATGACAATATTGTTAGAATTTCTAATGTTCTTCCAGATGTCAAACCAACAAAACTTACCGTTGCTTATGATAAAGCATCTACAGATCCATTGTCAGTCTCAGATGCTTCCGCATTTAGCACATTTGAAGGTGTTGGTATTGGTACAACAAATACTGGACTTCTGTTGATTGGAGAAGAATTGATTGAGTACACTTCAACAACAGCAACAACTATCGGCGGAGACCTTACAAGGGGACTTCTTACAAAATCATATCCAGTAGGAACACCAGTTTATAAGTATGAACTTGGAGGTGTAAGTCTTGCTAGAATCAATAGAGCACATAATTTAAGTGCTGCTACTGTTTCTAACCCAATTACTTTAGATTCTTATCATATCAAACTAGATATGACTCAAAAGTATGGTAATGGCAATACCGATTCTCTCGGAGCGGATGATAATCCAGACAGAAGTTCTAACACTCCATATAAGAAACTGTTCATTAGTGGTAACAAGACTACTGGAGGAAATAATGTAAAGGCAACTCAAAATATTGCCTTTGAAGGTGTCAAACCATGTATTCATAATTTCACTACTGAGGGAACTACTCTTACTGCTCAGATAAGAACAACTACTTCACAAAGTATTAGTGGAACTGAGATTCCATACGTTAATGCTGGATTCGAAGATGTTTCTCTTAATCAAAATAACTATTTTACATCTCCTAGAGCAATTTTCTCTAAAGAAAATGAAGATGCAAAGTTAACTGCTTTGACTGGAAACAAATCTCTCCAAATGAGATTATTCCTTGCAACAACTAACTCTTATGTAAGCCCTCAGATTGATCTTGAAAGATGTAGTCTTGAAACATTCTCAAATAGGATTAATAGTGAGATTAGTAACTATGCAACAGATCCTAGAGTAAATACAGTTTCTGATGATCCAAGTGCATGTCAATATATCTCTAAGGAGATAACTTTAGAAAATCCTGCCTCTGCTATAAGAGTGATGATGGATGCTCATGTTAATAGAGAATCGGACATAAGAGTGTTCTACTCAGTAAGTCCTGAACCTGGATTTGATCCAGTATTTGAACCATTCCCAGGATATGCAAACCTCAATACTAGAGGAGATATTATTAATCCTGAAGACAGTAACGGAACTCCAAATGTGTTTGTTGCTCCATCACTGCAGGAAGGATTTGCATATCGTGACTTTGAATTCAAAGAACGTACATTTGAAGTTGATAAACTTCCTTCGTTTAGATCTTATAGAATCAAAGTTATTCTTGCTTCTACGAGTCAGGTCTTTGTTCCAAAAGTACAAAACTTAAGAGTAATCGCTTTTGCATAATATGGAAATTTATTCAGTCAAGGGTAATAGGGATCTCGCCAGAGATCCCGAAACCAATACTATTGTTAATGTGAATAAAGTTGAATATGATCAATACATAGCACAACGTGAAGCTAAAAATAAAAAGAATCAAAAAGTACAGACAATGGAGGAAGATCTTGCTAATGTAAAGAGTGAACTTAATGAAATCAAGTCATTACTAAAGGAGTTGATCAATGGATCCAAATGATATTGAACTTAAAGGTTTAGAAAAGTCTTTTGCATATCAGAAGATTGCATCTGAGATAGATAGTTGCGATGATCGTGACATGCTAAAGAATATTGCAAAATCTTTTGTTAAATTATATTATAAACAACAAGAAACAATCTCTGTAATAGGAATTCCAGATGGCATCTAGTACAATTACTTTCGATCCAGATTCTGGTGTACCAGCTGGTGCAAACTTAACCATATATGGTGGAACAGATTTTAGCGCAACATTTAATGCTAAAACTCCAGGTAATGCAAACTTTAATTTTACAAGTTACTCTGGAGCAGGAAAAATATCTAAATCTATTGGTATTGGCGCATCAACTGGTTCTGGCAATTATACTGCCCTTACGGTTGGTATAACAAGTGCTTTAGGTGGAGTATTAAAAGTTTCCTTGACAGACACTCAAACCAAAGCATTATCTGAAGGAAGATATGTGTATGATGTTTTAGTAACCATAGGATCTAGCACATATCCTCTAGTTACTGGAAATGTATATGTATATAATACCGTTACATCAAGAACCTAAATATATTTGAGGAAATTAGTGAATAAATGGCTCAACCAGCAAGTAGGACAGAACTAATTAACTATTGTAAGAGACAGTTAGGTGCTCCTGTCTTGGAGATTAACGTTGCCGATGAGCAAATTGATGATCTGGTTGATGACGCACTTCAGTATTTCCATGAAAGACATTTTGATGGAGTCACTCAGACTTTTTTAAAATATAAAATTACTCAAGATGATATTGATAGGGGAAGAGGAAGAGGAGGTTCCAATCCTATTGGAATCGTAACTACAACTGCCAATTCAACTATTGATGGATCATCAGTTACATTTTCTTATGAAGAAAATAGTAATTATTTGCAAGTTCCTCCTCATATTATAGGAATTAGTAAAATATTTCACTTTGATGGATCAAACACTACAACAAACAATATGTTTAGTGTTAAATATCAATTATTTCTGAATGATATCTATTATTTTGGATCAACAGAGATATTAACTTATGCAATGACAAAGAGATATCTTGAAGATATTGATTTTGCACTAACTACCCAGAAACAGATTAGATTTAATCAAAGACAAGATAGATTATATCTTGATATTGATTGGAGTAGTGTTACCGTAGACGATTATATTGTTATTGATTGTTATAGACTTTTAGATCCTAGCGACTATACTAGAGTATATAATGATTCTTTCGTTAAGAGATACTTGACTGCTTTGATAAAGAGACAGTGGGGACAAAATTTGATTAAGTTCCAAGGAGTAAAACTTCCAGGCGGAGTAGAACTGAATGGAAGACAAATATACGATGATGCAGAAAAAGAACTTGATAAGATCAAAGAAGTAATGTCAAATACTTACGAACTTCCACCATTTGACATGATAGGCTGATGTTAAATCCATTTTTTACTCAAGGAACTAGATCTGAGCAAAATTTAGTCCAGGATTTGATCAACGAACAGTTGAGAATGTATGGTGTTGACATATATTATATTCCAAGAAAATATATGAAAGAGAAGACTGTCATCAGAGAGGTTGTTCAGTCTAAATTTGATAATGCTCTGCCTATTGAGGCATATGTAGATAATTATGATGCATATTCTGGAGCAGGAGATATCCTGTCAAAGTTTGGTG